TATACCAATTGGAAAAGCATCAACTAGTTGAATAGCATAGATTCTATTTACAGTTTCATCATACTGTGTTATGGTAATATTGGTTAGATAGCTGCTTGTAGCGCCTTTAGGAAACCTAACATTATTTGTATCAGAAGGAATAATAGCTTCAATCCATCGGTCAAATATTTTGCGCTCAGCATAATCATTTGTGCAAAGAAAAGTCAAGTTCATATCTGCATAATTTGTTAGATATGGAACTTGAAATCCTGGACCATATATCTTCACCTTTTCTGTCACTAAACTTTTTCCTGGCATCTCTGCATTTTCACACATCATAGCTAAATGTCGTGTTGTTTCAGGATTAGCTGTCAATGCTTGTCTACTAATTGGATCTTGCCCAATAAATGTTCCTATAAACGAAGGCAATGCAAAAGTTATGTCTTGAATAACACTATCTCTTAGAGCAACAAGTTTATCAACAATACTGTTTGTTACAAAATTATTGATATATTGCGGCAAAGGAACAATCACATCATATCGGCTAGCTTTAGCTAATCCGCCACGCTTATTGACCTGTGATAAAAACTTATCTGGTGAAAATGACATTAGAATTTTTTCCTTGATTCCGACCAAACTTTTGAGCTTGAAGCTCCAATAAAACTTTCAAACGGCAATAATGCAGCAATATCCCACTCATCAGCTTCAATCTTTAAAAATCTACTTTCTATATTTGAATAGAGGTATCTTTTTAGGCAAGCTGATTGTTCATATATTTTTCCTGCAGCCCGTAATGAATCATAAGTTAATCGTAATCTTGTTGTTTTATCATATTTTGAATTTGTGGCAAATTCACTAAGCTTATCTAAAAGGACGATTCGTTGCTTTGGGTTAATGTAATGCAAATTCAACCCTAAAAAACCATTCTGGTATTGTTCAATTGGTAAAACCAATGGGAACCTATCGTAATATGGCAACTTGTCCTTCGTCTTGGCTTCATAGAAATAAAAGTACATATGTCCTATCAAAGTATCGTCTACGAGTCGTCCTCTGTCGATTAGGAGTGATTGGCGTGACGGTTTTAACTTACTTATTTTATTCAACAACCAGTCTCTAGCTTGCCGAGTACGAGGTTGGTAACCTTCTTTGGTAAGTTGTTGGTTGATTCGGTCGAGTAAATATGCCATGTTCTATTTATATTAGGTGAAAACAATTAATTACCATAGATTATCAGTTTTAAACACATAAGTATCGGTGCTGCTTTAAATGATTAATTAGATACCTAAATCCTTCTCCGTCAGTACCAAGAACTTCCATCCATGTTCTTGACAAAAGATATCAGCTGCTCGCCACTTTTCTTGGTTAACAGCATAAGTTGCGGCTTCTTGAATAAATCGTTTGGTCTTTTTCTTTTGAACTGGCATCTTGGTTTGTGCATCAGGTTTGACCTCTATTACATAGGTCATTACAGAACCATCTTTCTGTCTCATCTTGGCAATAAAATCAGGAAAGTATCTGTGCATTTTATTATCTACTGGACTTCTATAGGGAATTACAAGCTCTTCTGAGTTCCACCATATCACATTTGGATGAATATCCAGCCATTTCATCACTCTCAATTCCCAAGTGGAACGATAGATGATATTGGTTGAATCACCATTATATTTCTTTGGATTTTTTGGATTGAAGAATCCTTTGTAAGATTTGCCGTATGTCATATAAATATATAGATGCCAATTTTAATGTAATAGGACAAAAATGTCATTTTTCAAAATCATAGATGTGGTAACAAACTCTAATGGTAATAGATTGGGTGGCCCATCACCGCTCACCAGCAAACAATATGAAAAAAACACTTATCGTTTTCCCGAAGATGTTGGAAGTTATGACAAAGGACATTACATCCTATTTAACATTAATGAACAAGTCAACACTCAGTTCAATAATCCACAAGCTGTAGGTGATGTTCCAACCATTATAAGTAACATTCAAGATTTACAAAAAAGAAGAGGAATAACGAATGTTTCTGGAGTTTTCCAACAAGGTTTAGGTGTCGTATCGCAAGCTGGTTCAGCACTTGCAAGTAGACTTAATAGTAATCCAAATACTTCGGGTTTACTTGGTGGATTAAACACTATCGCTCAGGGTGGAATCAGTGCTTTAACCAGTATCACTGGGCCTAATAATGAAAAGATTGTGGTTGATACTGCCGGTGGATTAAAAAATATAGCTACAGGTATTAAAGGAGACACATTTTTAAGAACTATACGAAGAACGAAAGATACAATTGCTTTGTATATGCCCGATTCATTAAGATTTAGTTATGGTCAAAGCTACAGACCTTTGGAACTTGGTAGTGGAACATTAGCTATGGCTGCAGCTTTTGCTTCATCGGGTTATGAGACAGTTGTAAATAAAGAAACATCCTCCATAGCACCTTTTATTGCTAATTATGCAGCTCAAAGGTCTGGTCAACCTATACTTAAAGCATTAGCTGCAGCTGGAACAGGCCTTGTTACTAATCCAATGTTGGAATTAATTTATTCTTCACCTAGTTTTAGAAATTTTTCATTTAGTTTTATGTTGTATCCTAGATCCGAAAAAGAAGCACAACAAGTACAAAAAATATTAGAAACATTAAGATTTCATTCGGCTCCTGAAATTAAAAATAATACAGGAGGTTTTTTTCTTATTCCGCCATCAGAATTTGATATCTCATTTATGTATAATGGTAGTGCTAATCCTAACATTGATAAAATTTCAACTTGTGTGTTAACGAACATGTCTGTTGATTATGCACCAAAAGGATTTCATGCGTATGAGGTTGGTGGAGAAAATGACGCTAAGCTTGGTAGAACCGGTATGCCAGTCGGTATTGGTTTGACATTATCGTTTATGGAAACACAAATTCTCACTAAAGAATATCATAGAAATTCAACTTTTGATAAAATAGATATAGATATCCAAAATCCAGGTGGTTCTGCCGCCATGGGAAGTGCCATGAATAGTGCTCAAGATGGTCCTGGCAATAATCCTAATCCTTTTTAACAAATATAAATTAAAATATGGCAAACTATTTCTATAATTTTCCAACGACATACTACATCAATTCAGATGATAATTCTGATTTAGATGTTGTTACCGATATAACAAAGCGTGTAGCTTTTGAAGAAGAATTCAAAAAGAATTCTGCTGCTTATATTAAGTTTGTTGTTACTGATGAAGATACACCAGAAATTACAGCATTTAAATTTTATGGTGATGCTGAAAAACACTGGATAGTTTTGATGATGAATGACATTATTGATCCTCAATTTGATTGGCCAATGAAAGAAAGAGATTTAATTAAATTTATTAATAACAAATATTCAGCTAATGCTTCAAATACTCAAACTGGTTTAGAGTGGGCTCAGTCTAATATCCAATCTTATTATAAAGTGCAAACCAAAACTATAGTTTCCACGGGTGAAAAATCTGAAGATAAAATTAAGGTTGATAGTGGAACATATGCGAACATTACACCATCAAATGTAACATATACATTGCAGAATGGTAAACAGCTAACTATTGCTACATCAAAAGAAACGGAAACATATTTTGAATATGAAACCGAAATAAATGATGAAAAAAGAAATATAATCCTTTTAAGAGATGAGTTTGTGCCAGCTGCTATGAGAGAACTAAAAACTATTTTTGATATTAATGTTTAATATATGTCACAAAATTCTATTGTAAAAACAAACCAATTTGAAATACAATCTTTAGTAATTTTATCTCCAAATCAAAATATAGAAATTGATATTCGTTCTATTTTTGAAGAATTAAATATACATGATAGTGTTTTATTAAATACAATATCTGGTGATATTATTATCACCGATTCTATTGGTGTTTTAAAGGGATTTGAATTTGATGGATTTCAATACTTATATGTTGAAATGTCAAAAACTGAAGATAAAAGATTTTCATATAAAAAATTATTTCATATTTACAAACAAAGTTTAAAATATACAATTAAACCAGGAGCTGTTTCTTATAGATTAAATTTTATTTCTGATGAATATACCACATCGGAACAAACAAAAGTTGCACAACACTATCAATTTCCTTATTCAAAAACAGCTCAATTAATTTTAAAAGACTATTTAAAAATACAAAAAGAAAAGTTTGGTCAATTTAGTGATTCAAAAGGTATCAGAAGTGTTATTATACCTACAATGACACCGTTAGATGCTATTACATGGTGTTCAAAAAGAGCTTTAGATGTAAATGATAAACCAACTTTTTTGTTTTTTGAAAATTCTGATGGTTTTAATTTTATGTCTCTGAATGATATTTTCAAACAAACACCTTTACATGACATTAATATATCACCAAAAAATATAGTAGATAATATGAACATTGAACTTTTTGGTACTAGAAATTATGAGGTCATTGATCAATATGATTTTATTCAAAATGTAACATCTGGTGTATTTGCAAAAACTGGAAGATTTTATGATATTTTAAACAGAACATTTAGAGAAATAAAAAGTGATTATTTTAAAGATCAAATTGGACTTACTTCTCTTAATCCACAAAAAAATGCACCACCAGCTAAAGTTAATGTGCATAATTTAAGACCAGAACAAGCTTATCAAAGCAAATATGTATCATATTATTACAATTCAAACCCAAAAGGTAATGAAGAATCTCCTGAAAAATGGTTGTTACAAAGAGAAGCTATATTTCAAAATTTGTTTGCTAAAAGAATTAGAATTGAAATGTCTGGTTTATTCACATACACTTCGGGAAAATTGTTGAAGGTGTTTGTTCCAAATTTTTCAGTAAGTACAAAACAAGATGAGGGTTTAAATCAATTCTTAACAGGCAATTACATGATCATAGCTACACAACATAAATTGAGAGCAGAAGGGCAAGAGCACACAACAATAATGGATTTGGTATCAGATTCAACTATAAATATTAAATAATAATGTTACTATCACAATCATATTTTGGAATTGGAATTGTTGAAGATAATAATGATCCTGAAAAATTTGGTAGGGTTCGTGTGCGTATATTTGATATTCATGGAAATGATAAGGTAAGAATTCCAACGGATAAATTACCATTTGCTCATGTGCTTCATGCTGCAAACAATAAGAGTAAATTTGAAACAATAGCCATTGGAGATTGGGTCTATATAACAACTCTAGATGGCCAAAATGCACAAGAAATTTTAGTTCTTGGTGTTTTACCTGGCTATGTTAAACCGATAACAACACTATCAACAACTGGAGTCACACCAGGCCTACAGGTATTTGATGATGGTTCCAGCATTCAAACATTGGATGATGGGTCAACTCTATTAACCGACTCTGATGGAAATATAACTTCCATAGACGCACCATAAAAAGAACATAATATGGCATTTATTGTAATAGACATAAGAAAAGAACAACAAGATGTTAGAGTAGCTCAATATGAGTTGGCTATTTCTAGAGGTGCGACGGAAGAAGAAGCACAAAATGCCGCAGCAGCTGCTAGTAATCTTGTTGGCGCACAACTTTTATCACAGATAGATTTGAGTAGTGGGCCTGTAGTTCCTATCAACCCCTATGATCCGTATTACACAAACCTTGTTGGTCAACAATATATTCCTACTGTGGATTTGACAGAAGATCAACAAAATATTAATCCAAATATATCTGGTGTAGGTGCTGCAGCATCAAATACTAGAGGTACAATTATATCTTCTATTAACCAACAACTCACACATGAATGCGGCACGACTCCGTACATTAGACAATTTGCAGGTTTCTGTCATGGCATAGCCCAACAAATTGCGAATGGTATCAGGTTTGCAATAAACAAAGTTTTAGAAGCTTTTGGACTAGATCCAGCCTTGTCTGGAATTGCTGCTACGATAAGAAGAATTGCAAATACAATATCAGAAATTGCAAATGTTGCTAAGTTAATTAACAAATTCATTAATGAGGTTGTTTTAGTTATTGCACAAATTAAGGCCTTAATTGAATATATTTTAAGTTTACCAGCAAAACTTCTCGCACTTTTCAAAAAATGTTTGCAAGAAGCTCAAGCTGAACTTACTAGAGCTATTTTTGATACACTTAATACCGGTACAGATAACCTTATTGGTCAAACAACAAGAGAACTTAGTAATTTAGCCGAACAAACACAAAGTTTGGTAAATGAAACCAATAAATTAATAGACGCTCCGGGTAGAATTATTTCTGGCATTGCTGATCCAGCTACACTAAGTACAAGTGAAAGAAACGATTTAATAATAAAACTTTTTCCTAATAATCCGCCACCAGATGAAGTGTTTAATTCGTTTGGTAATGGAGCAACTGCATAATCATGGCTGACACAAACACTACATTCACACCAGAAGAAGAAGCTCTATTAGTTAAAGGAGAATCTTTTGGTGGATTTACACAAAGACCAATTGGAATTGGTGAGTATCCGTATGTTACTGTTGAAGAAACAGCATCAGGCCATACAAAAATTGAAGATAACACTGTTGGTTCTGAAAAACTTGTTGAAATTCACCGAACTGGAACTTACACAGCAATACTTCCTGATGGATCACAAGAAAATAAAATTGTAGGTAGAAATGTTGTTATTGTTGAAAAAAATAATGAAGTAACAATATTAGGTGCTTGTAATATTACCATTCACGGAGATTCAAACATTGAGGTGAAAGGTAACAAATATGAAAGAGTTATAGGCAATTATATATTAGAAGTTCAGGGAGATTTTACAAAAACTGTTATTGGAGATGATAGCACCTCTGTTGGCGGTGATGCTAATCTTCTTGTTAGTCCAACAGGAACAGGAAAATTTAGAATAACCACAGGTGAAGCTGGGTCAGCTATTAATAGCTCTTTATTTGTTGATGGAGAAGTACAGGCTACATCAATTTCATCAAAAACATCCGTCACCGCTGGCACAGGAATTGTGGCTGGTATTCCAGGATCAAGTGTTACAGGATCAGAGTTTGCGGGAATTAGAACTTTAGGTGGAATCACAGTTGGTGCAATGACGCCAGCATTACCAGGTTGTGTTGACGCTGTTGTGAATGTTAAATCACCATTAATTACTGGTGTGCAAGTTTTAGATATTAGAGGTCCAATGGAACTAATAAGACAGATGTTCAATGGACATATACACCCAACTCCAAGAGGTCCATCGGGTCCTCCTATACCTTTGATGTAATGGAATTATTATGGCCGCAAATAGTGTATTCGCTCGTTTAAATTATAGTTTTGATGATAAAAAGTTTGGCGATAGCATTTATCTAACCGATCAAGCGAAAAAATTTCTAGAACTTGCTCCTCCTGATGTTACAGAATGGCAACAAAATGATATTGCTGATGATGTAGTATCAAGAAGTAGATATTATGTAAATCCAACAGCCGATGTTTGTTCTACACTTTTAGCTAATGCTAACATAATTTTTGAATCTGCTAATAGTGATCCAGCAAACACATTCACACAGACAGGTGCTGGTAATGCTGCTATGGATTTGGCAAATACAACAGCATTATTCATCACAGAAATTATAGCATTTAAGTCTCACACAGATAATATATCCGGACTAA